AAGCTCGGCACCACGTCATTGACCATGAAGTTCTTTCGTATGTACCAATGATGCAGGTCATGCTCGTCCTCCGGCTTGTACTTCTTCTGAAATGTCACCGTAATAAAAAACCGGTCCGTTTGCAGGGCCTCGAACAATTTAACCTTTAATTCCGGCTCTTTTTCGAGAAGATTTGCCATTACCTGCTCAGGTGACATACTTATGCCGGTACTCTGCCCTTTAGGTTTTTGTTTTATGTCTTTGGTTCCCTCGACTTTGCTCGGGACATGCTTGGTTTTCTTCCTTGCCATCTTAAGCTCCTTTGTACCCCGCTCAAACGCCGCGTGGGCTCAAAAATATTTTAACCACGAATCACACGAATTGTCACGGATTCACTTTTTCTTCACACCTATTACATGCCAGCGGTGTCTGCAATGCCCCCGCCGGCAGCGGCGATATTGAACTTTCCCGTCAGTCTTATAAGCCTCGTTATCGTGCGTCTGGCACCGAGGGCACTCAGGGACTTTGGGAAAGTGCCACCCGGCACTATTCTTAACCTTCCGCTCCTCGACCGGCTGTGCTGCCTCTTCTGTCTGCTTAATCTTGTCTTGTTTAACTGTTTTTTTTGCCATTTTGACTCCTTTCACCTGAAAGAGCAAGTTCTTTATGTTTTTTACTTGGTGCCATAATTTAATATTTGGTCCTTATCGGTTTGGCCTTTACCGGCCTTCCTATCGGCTTAACTTCTGTTTTTTTGGCCGCCGCGGGGTCCGGCAGGGCCCACAGGCCCCTTATCTCCGCCGCCGCCCGGGCATAGACCTCGCAGTCCCACCAGTGATTGGGCGGCTTGCCCTTCTTGGGCACCCAGCGAATCCAGATTATCCGCTCGCCCTTGCGCTTGATCTCCTTGTTCTCGGAAGTCAGATGCTCCAGGACCTCGTAAGGCGTCTCAGCGTGCAGGTGCCCGTAGCCCGGTCCCGGGACCGTCGCCTCGAAGTAGCTCCTGTACAGGCTGTCCTTATAGGTGGTAAGGTTCAGGTCGTAGCGCTTCAATTTGCCCCCGGCCGCCTTGCCCACCCGCCAGGCCTGCTTAACCAATTTGTCCTCGCCCATTACCGGGATTATCGGTGCCAGGCCCGCAGAAGCGACACAGAAGGCGTCCACCGACTCGGTATTATAAGACCTGTCGATGGCCGATAGCGCTATCCTCATTACCGAATTCTTGTCGGCCATCATATCGAACCTCATGGCCAGGAACGGCAGCAGATTGGCTAAATTCTCCACCCGCTCGGTGGGCCCGGTCTCTATCCGCTGCTCGAATATGCTCCAATGCTGACCTAAGTAGCCCCAGCCCTTGACGCGGAAATATACATGGTCTAACTGGACATCAAGGCCCGCGGTCAGCATTTGAACCCCCGCCGGGACCTGGCCCCTTGCGTAGCTTCCTATATGACGGCGCAGCCGCTCGATATCGGTAGTGGCCCGCTCCTCCCGCCAGGGCCGGGCCTTCTGGCTGTTCCAGTAGTCCTTAAAAGGCTGGATATTGCCCATATCTTTGGCCTTCTGGGAGTGGGCGAACTCGGCCGTTAAGGATGACACCGTCTCGACCATGGGATGCAGCATCAAGGCGTGAATCCGGCAGCTCCGAATGGTCCTTATCCTGACCTGCCCCTTGAGCCGCCCGTTATCATCCAGCTCGCAATCGCCCGGGACGAACTTGCCCGCGCACACCGCCCGCCAGCGGTCATCCTCGGTCCAGCCCTTCTTACATTTCGGGCATATATACCGCGAATGTTTGCCCCTCCTATAGACCGACTCGGCGTAGAATTCCCGGTGCCCGCCCTTGTCGAACCGGTCGATTTGGATATTCTCATCTGCAATCCTATGCCATTTGCCGCACTTGGGACAGGGCACCCACCATTCGCAGCAGTCACCCCTTTTCCACTCGGCGTCCGACATATCGTCCTCGGTGACCGGCGTGGTCATCCCCAGCAGCTTGCTACGCCCCTTGAACCATCGCTGACGTTTCCGCATCAACGATATCGGGTCCGCCTCCTCGCCCACGTAGGGCGGGTACTTACCCGTCTCATCGGCGATAATATAGCAGACCGGCTTATCGGCCAGGGCCTGGGCCGTGGTAGGCCAGCCGATATAGAGGATCATATTGTCCAAAACCGTCTGCTTGCCGATGAAGATATTCTTTACCCTCTGCCCCGATACGTGCCTAAGAAGGTCCTCATTGGCCTCGAACATCGGCCGGAACCGGGCCTCCACCCTGTTCTTTACATCTTCCTTGCCCGGCATAATCAGCATCATCGGCCCGGGCGAGTTCTCCACAATATAACCGGTCCATCCCGTCCCGAAAGTGCTCTTGCCCGACTGGCTGCAGGCAAAGACCCAGACCTCCCTGGTGACCGTATCCGATAGCCACTCGGCTATCGGTACGAAGTACGGTGTGTACTCCCTCGACCACGGCCCCTCGATGGCGCTGGTCCCACCGGCCAGCATGTAATTGGCCTCCATCCACTCGACCAAAGGCGGACGCTGCCGCGGCCTGAGCAGCTCCGCTTCTTCGGGCAGGAGGGGCAAAATTCTCCGCTGCGGCCCTTCGGGCCTTGCGGTTAGTCCGCTAAGAGCGGCCTCTTTTTTGGAACCCGCTAAAAGCGGGACTGTTTTAATTGTTTCAGTCGCCGAGTTCATTTATCCACCATTAATTTCAGCTATATCTTCCGTTTCAGGTGGTATGGGTTTTGGGATAGAGTCATCAAAAGTCCTCGTATCAATTAACAATTTTTGTCTGAAATCCCACCTTGTATCCAAGGCCACGATACAGTGCGTTATTTGATTTGTTCCTTTACTCAATCGATCTTAGGCATCGATCAAGCTAAAATAAATTGCATCCATCAAATAACCCGGAACCATATAAGATATTTCTTTTTCCATAATCAGTCACCGCCTTTCAGGGTAAGATTATTGGCTTCCAGTGGGTAATATCCCCTTTTGTTGGAGCCGTCCAGTATTCCGCACTAAAATTATACTTACACGCCCAGGCTTGTTTGCCATCTGTGGCAAATACTATTTCTGACCCCCAATGTCCGGATACTTGTGACGGCATTTCCTCGCTTACAGATATCCAACGATGCATTTCGCTGTCGGCTTTGAGTTGGTCAATTATCTGTTCAGCCATTGTAAGCTCACAAAAGATATTGCAGTTTTCAGCCTCCCCGCAGGCCTGGCATCTCAGTTTAATCCTGTCCGCCATAATCAGTCACCGCCTTTCAATCTTTCAATAAAACCAGTAATTCTTCCAGTTTTTCGGCGGCAGCCGGGTCCAAATACAAAAACTCCGGCACCGTCAGCCATTCCCTCTGCAGGTCCTCGAAGAAGCGGCTCAGTATGTCCTCGATACCGTCCACCGTCTGGCCGTGAACCATTGTCGCCAATTCCCGGCCCTTGTACTTGAAGGCCCCTACGATCTTGCCCCAGCGCCCCAATAGGCCCGCTATCACCTCCTCGCGGTCCAGGAGCTGGTGCCGCCGCTCGGCCAGGTCTATTATTTTCTCCTCGGCCTTTAGGTCCCTTAACTTGTCCGCCGGCAGCAGCCGGCCGTTGCCCTTTCGCTTAACGAAATTACCGTACCACTCGATCGCCTCCTTTAAGCTGATCCCGCCCTCGGCGTTACGGGCAAGGCCGTGCTTGGTATACCAGTCATAGACCGTCTGCCTGGTGACACCGAATAATTCGGCCGTCTGGTTAATAGTCAATTGCGAGTAGTTGATATTGGCCGCCCGGCCCTCGCCCTCATCACATAAGAAGCTCTCCACCGCCTTTATCGCCTGCTGATTGCCTGATTTCGCCGCCTCGGCAAGGGCCGTCTTCGCCGCCGCCACCGCCTCTATCCGCGTCTGCTCCCATAAGTCGCTTACCTCACTATCGGTATCCAATAGCTCCCTGAGCTTGGCGCCCCGCTCGAAGCCCAATAATTTGGCCGACTGCGTCACCGTCATTATGGCGGCGGCACAGGCCCTTAAGTTCCTCAGTAATTGCCCCCGCTCCCAGGCATCGCCCAGCTCCGGGAACCTCTTGAGATAAACAGCTAAGGTCTTGCGCAGCCGCGGACGCTCCCGGTGAAGCTCGACATCGGCAGCAGCTAAGTCCTCGCACTCGAAGGCGAGAGAGCGAACAGCATATCCCGGAAGCGGCAAACGACGCCGCTTCCTACCCCGCTTCGCTTTGCTCCGCGGTTTCTTTTTGAGCCGCTTCGCGGGTTGTTTTATTACAGGCCTAATCAAGCTACCCGATTTCTTCTCGAACTCCTCCAGCTCCCTAAGCTCCGCCTTGGTCAAGGCCTTACTGTCCTTGACCTTTTGCAATAGAAACAGGTGCCTCTGCTTTTGGGCGATATCGGTGGCCGATTTGCTCATCTACTTTTGACCCTCCTGGCCTTCTTGCCTGTCCATTGCTCCCAGCGCTTGATTGCCACATCGCAATATATAGGGTCGATCTCCATTGAATAACATATTCGATTGAGTTTTTCGCAAGCGATAATGGTTGTCCCTGAGCCTATAAATAAATCGAGAATTATTTGTTTGTTTTTGCTTGAATTTCTTATCGCCCGCTCCGCTAAACTGACTGGTTTCTGCACTGGATGATATTCATTTTTGCTTGGTTGCTCTATCTCCCAAACAGTAACTTCGTTATTTGGCCCAAACC